TGGGCGTCGCTTAAGGCGACGATATCCAATTTGGAAAAAGTGCTTGAAGTTCAGTTGGACTTCACACTCAGGATTCTCAGTAAAATTACTCTGAGGATCTGCATTATATTCCTTATCGACGAGCGAATGATCATTGAGGTCCTCCTTAAGGCCCGGAAAAACATTTCCAAAGTGCTCTCGGATAACCCCCAAACTCGGATCAATAGATCTAGTACTAACAAGATCTAGGAAAGTTCGTCCTGTCTTTCCACAGATAAGCGTCCAAACTTGACGATATAACCTCTGCCGCGAGTTCTCTTCGGGTATTTGAAATCCCAACATATTAAGGCCTAATCCCCCGGATCTCTCCGGAAGATAAGGATTAATATGAGGAAAGACCTTATAAAGCCACTTACAGTGTTCCATAAAGAGGATATTTGTCCGTATCTGCAATTTCTCATTGAGACCTTCCAGTAGATCCGCTTGAATTTTCTTAAGCGTCCTTAGTCTACCGGCAAGGCTGCCGTTAATTTGTTCGGATGATATTCTATCAACACGAGAATCAATTTCACAGTCTTGTTTTTTTCTATTAGTAATCAAGCCAAAATTCACATAAGGAATTTCCTTACAAACAGCTACTGTTTTCTCCAGATGTAGATAATCTACGCTAAAGAGAACCGAGTTAATCTGACAAATATTTCTATGAGCCAGATTTTTACCCGGAGAAGGAGTAAAACCAAAAGTGGTAATAACTTGTAACCAATGGAAATAGAACTCTCTATCACAAGCAAAAAGGATATCATCTCCGTTAATTAAAACGGGAAAAGAATCCTTAATCTCATTCAAACTAAGAGTTCGGTTATGAAATGTTTCAAGAGCATGTCTATACGCAGCGAGATTCGCAACACAAAGAAGAATAAAGCTCACAATAGAGCCCATCAATTGTCCATTAGTCTGCTTAATGAGGCAAGAATTACCTCCATCAGCAAGAATGGCATTGGGACCCCACTTAGAAGCATCGATGAAATTGGTGCAACCAAATGAAGTTTTATCCATAATTCGTTTGAAATCACAATCAGGGATTAATTTCCACAGGTCATAAGAAATAAATCCTCCACTTAAGGCGTTGGATAGACATTGCACAAGTTCAAGATCAGAACCATGAATCATGTGCTTAAGAATAACCTCTGTAACCTCCATCTTGAGGTTATCAGTGGCGGCACTGTAGTCTCCGGAAATAATAAGCCAATCGAGGCGTTTAGTAATAGAAATATTACTCCCGTTGAGAACACGCTCAATGTGATAGGGAGTGATAACTTCACCTATCAGGTCAAAAAAACCAGAATCGTGTTTCTTTAGTGACTTCCACCAGAGTTTTTGTATATCTTTCAAACCTAGATATTGATTCCATTTAGGTTTTGTTATGATTCGAACTTTCATTGGTTCAAGAATACAGGCAGGCTCACTTCTAGGAATTTCCACTAGGCTTCTGCAGGTTTCAATTGCAGCTAACTGGTGAAGATCTTTCGAATGAATCCAAGGACCCTTGATCTCTTGTATTTGGGACCAAGATGGACCCCAATGAACATAACCAAAAAACTCATGACTTCGAACTTGACCGTCATGCAACAATCGCATCAGAATGCCAAGAGCTCCCCGTTTCGAATAATTCGATTCAATTGTGCTCTTAGCACTAATAAAAGTATCGAACGGAAGAGATTTTCTAATCTTGACCTTCTGAA